ACGGGGGGACTTGGTTGCGCCAAAACCCGTCCGCGGTAGCGGCGTCGGCCCCTCACAGCGGCAGCATCGTGTCTATCTCTAGAGGGTACCTCCGCTCGTTGCGGGTCGTCTACACGGGAGCACTCGCGAGCGGACTCTTCGTGCAACTCCATAGTGCCAGCTCCCTCACGGGCCTGTCCAGCGGGACGATGCTCAGTATGGGTGTCGAGATCAACACCGGTCGTAAGGACATCTCGTGGGACATCCCCGAGCTGCTCTATTACGGCAGCGGCCTCATCGCTGCCTTCAGCACGACTCAAGCGACCTACACGGCGACCGTCCAAACCGGGTTTGTAGAGGCCCACTACACAGCATGAACATAACCAGGACAGGCGGGGAACGACCCGCGTTTGGCATCGCCAAGTGGGGCGCTTCCAGCTCTGGAACCACGCGGCCCAGCGGTACCTGCACCCTGAATACTCGGACAGTACGGTCTCCACTACGGCGATCGAGTGGGATGTCCCCGTGGCGTTCACCGCCACAAGCATGTACGTCCGAGTCAACACCGCCGCCACCGGCACGGGCAACCAGCAGGCGGAAGACGACTACCCCAACCTCCGCGACCACCTCGGCCTCTTCGGTTGGGTGGAGGTCTAATCTAGTGGGCCGCATCACCCGCTACATCGCAGCCCTATGCCTGGTGGCGCTCCCCGGCGTCATCGGGACGGCCTCTTGTGCGTCCGTCACGGTAGACGGCGAAGAGCTTCAGGAGTGCCCTGCACTTCCCACACCCGACCCCGGCGTACCAGCATTCTGCGCCCCCTGTGAAGACCTCGAGATGGTCTTGAGCGCCGTTGAGAGCCCGGCTCAGAGCTGGTGTCCTATGTTGGCACCGGGCCACGACATGTGCCCCACTGGTACGCAACCGTGGGTCTGCGAGCAATACCAAGACATGCGCCCTGAAGGGTGTATCACGGTCCTCAACGGGTACAACGGGCTGTCCGTTCAATGTTGCGGCCTCACCGCGAGCGTCGTGACGGTCAACTGCACTACGGATGCCGACTGTCATCTTCCGGTAGGGGACCACTGCTTCATCAACGCCTGCGTCTTTCAGGCGGGCGTCAAGCAGTGTGCGCTCGCCCCAAGAGCTGAAGGCGCTCCCTGCGAAAACGACGGAGCCCTCTGCCAAGAGCAGTACGACGGCGTTCCTGAATCCGTCTATTGCCCCTCCAGCCTCTAGCCTGCCTCTGTGGGGTATTACACTGTACCTCACTGCTTCCCTCATCAACATCAAGAATCATCTTGTTGCCCCTAGGGGGTGAGAAGATGCCAAATCCCACCCCACGCAAGAAGACCCTAGAGGACGACCTCTACTGGTTCTATAACTCCAGCACGGCGTCCATCACGGGCATCACGTCAAACGTGCATGCGGTCCCTTATGAGGCCCACCAGTGGGTCCCCGAGGATGTAGACCTCGACGACATATCGCGCGAGAGGCTCATCCGAGCCCGCTTGATGCAACTACCCCCGAGGGTCCGCTCGGTACTGTCGGCCCGGTACACACACGAGGCCAACCGGGAACCGGGTCTGGAGCGGTACGGCCCCCTCCTTGGGGTGTGCCGTTTGGCGCTCACGCGCCCCGAGCTTGCCCTCTTGGACGACGCCGCCGCTGAAGACCTAACCGCTAAGGCCCTCGAGGCCGTGACGACTGCCACGAAGATGTTTGGAAAGGTGAAAGCACAATGAGTGAAGCTACTGAGACGTTTTGGAACATGAAGGAAGTGGGGGCGCGCTTCGGCATGTCCAGCCGTAAGATCAAGGTCCGCCTCCTAGGTCTGCACAAGCTGCGGGGCGACGTACTCGTCAACATCAACCGCCACTGGTACACCACCGAGTCGGCCCTACGAGCTGCTATGCCCCACGCGTTCGAACCCGTCCCCGAAGATGAACGCAAGTGTCATGCACTGGAGCGGGAGATCAAGACGTTGAACGACTCCCTACTGGCGGTACGCAAACGCCTGTACGCGCAAAATCTGCGCATCGAACAGCTCCAGGGTAAAGCCCCGTATCGGCAGGATTCGACCGATGTGGACGATGAGGGGTAGCAGCCGCCCACATGCCCCGTCCCCCCGCCACTGGTACGAAGCTCGCGCATCTCAGGATAACCCCTGAGATCGGCCAAGAACTGCTCACTATGGATTCGACGGGCGCCACCTCCGCGATGATGTGCCGGCACTTGTTCACCGCGCACGGCATCCGGATGAGCCCCGCTACCCTCAACAGGTGGCGAGCGGACCAAAGGGATATCAAGTCGATTGCTTCGTTGCGGGCCATCAGTCCGAGGATCGAACTCGTCATGAGCAACGAGGTCGACGAACTCCTCAAGTTCAAGGACTTCTGCTTCAACACTTTCGTGGAAGTGTGGAAACGTCTCCCCGACACTGAGAAGTACAATCAGAAGACCGCCCTGAAGTTCTTGGACGCCTACCAGAAGGCGCAGGCTCAAGTGATGGTACTGCATGGTTTGGAAGCTGCTGCAAGAGCGGGGCAGACGCTCGACGATGCTACTGCCGCTTTGAACGAGAAGCTAGCCCGGTACGTCACCGCAACCAACACCGCCATCGACGCCACGTTTACGCCCGACACAACCGATGAGGATATGGAACCCCAAGGGGACGAGTAGAGCCGAAGTGCTCGCTCGGCTACCTAAAGCACAACGTGACGCGTTCCTCGCGTCACTGTCGGCGGAGGAGCGCCAAATCCTCCTGTACGACTGGAGTTTCTGGGGCCGTCCGAATCAGCAGGTCCCATTGGGTCAGTGGTTGATATGGTTCATCCTAGCTGGACGTGGATTCGGTAAAACCAGGAGCGGCGCCGAAGCAGTCAAGTGGGCCGTCAATCACGGGTACAAGAATATAGGGATTGCGGCGGCTACTGCCCACGAGCTTCGGGACATCATCATAGAGGGGGAGTCGGGGCTACTGAGATGCTACCCGCCTAACGAATGTCCAGAGTACGAGCCCAGCAAGCGCCGTGTTACTTTTCGCAACGGCGCAGTAGCAAGACTCCTTTCGGCCGATCAACCGAAAACGTTTCGAGGGTTCCAATACGAGTTCTTCTGGGGGGACGAGCTGTGCAAGTGGCCGCACCTGGAGGAAGCATGGTCCAACATCTTAATGGGGCTGCGTCTACCAGGAGCCGCGACGAAGGCGGTTCTGACTACGACTCCCATGCCTCTGCCTCTGTTTAAGGAGTTATTGCAGGACTCAGACGTAATCACAACTAGAGGCACCATCTACGATAACTCGGCCAACCTCTCCGCTAAGGCCATTAAGAAGATGGTAGATCGGTACGGGGGGACGACAGTTGGCCGTCAAGAACTCGAAGGAGAATTGCTCGGTGGCAACCCAGGCGCCCTGTGGGTCGACAAAGTAATCGATCAAAACCGTGTCAAGACCCACCCCGACCTCCAACGCATCATCGTCTCCATTGACCCGAGCGCCAACCAGGGTAAGGGAGACGCTTGTGAATGTGGTATCGTCGTGGCGGGTAAAGGCTACGACGGGCACGTGTACATTTTGGAGGACCTCAGCGGTCAATACAGCCCCCTACAATGGGTGGACGTGGCTTGGAGGGCCTACGTCCGGCATGAAGCCGACCGCATCGTATACGAGGCCAACCTAGCCGGGCCGCTCGTAGAAGCCACCTTCCGAGCCCAGAAGCGGAACGTGCCCTTGAAGCCCGTGTACGCCACCAGGGGGAAGACCGTCCGAGCGGAGCCCGTCAGCGCCATGTACGAGCAAGGGCGCGTCCACCACGTGGGGCTCTTCAAGGAATTGGAAGATCAACTCACGACGTGGACGCCCGGCCGCAAGAGCCCCGACCGCTTGGACGCTCTCGTGTGGGCCTGTACCGAGTTGGCGCTAGGCCCCGGTGAGATGGACGCCTCCGCGATACTCGACCACAACGACTCCGACATGTTTGCACGTTCATACAGCTAATGGAAAATCAACCCCTACAACCCGCCGTCCTGTCCGAGATCGTACCCGAGAAGGCACCACTGATGGCGCCGCAGGTCAACTACACGCAGTACCAGATCAGCCTCCAAAGTAAGTGGGATTTGCCCACCACCAAGGCGACCCTCGAGGAGCACGAGTACGGTACATTCCACCGAAGCGCTCAACTGGCCGAGTATGCGAGGCGAGTTGACCGCATCTATGCGGCTCTTCGGACCCGGTGCATGGGTGCGTTGGGGCTCCCCTTCAGCCTAGAAGCACCGGAAGCCAAGTGCCCCGAGCACGTCATGAAGGCGGCGAAGCTCGCCATGGACGGTATCCCCGAGACTACGTTGACGAAGATCCTGCGCAACGTCGTCATGCTCGGCTTCTGCTTGGTTCAGATCCGTTGGGACTATGTGGACGGCTACTTCCAACCCGTCATGGAGCCCTGGGATGCCCAATGGGTCCATTACGACCACAACGCCAAGTGCTACCGAGTGCAGGTGCGTGAGGGTCACATCCTCCACGTGAAGCAAGGGGACCCCAAGTGGGCCTTGTTCGTAGGTGGGTGTGAGGACGACGCCTGGCTCGACGGCGCTCTGCGCCCGCTGGCCTTGGCGATTTTGCTCGCCCAAGTCGCCTGGGTAGATTGGGCCAACTACAACGAAACCCACGGGCAACCCATTAAGCTGGCGAAAATTCCAGCGGGCGCCAAGGGTGAGGCAGACCCCGACCAGGCGGCGACTAACAAGCGTTTCCTCACTCAGCTCCAGAACCTCAAGAAGTCGGGGTTGGTGTCCCTCCCACAGCACAAGGAGGGCATCAAGGAACTCTCCTACGCGTTGGAACTGCTCGAGGCCAAGGACAACTCCTGGGAGACGTTTGAGCGTTTCCAGACCGCCATCAACATCGCCATCGCGTTGATTCTACTCGGTCAACACTTGACCTCCGAGACCGGCGATATCGGGACCCAGGCGCTGGGGAAAATCCACGAGGGTGTGCGGCAGGACCTCATGGAGTCCGACACCGACATGCTCTCGTCGAACCTGAAGGCGCAAGTGTTCCGTCACTGGGCTGTGTTCAATTTCGGGAGGGCCGACTGGGCACCCACACCAAAATGGGACGCTACACCTCCCCCGGACCAACAGGCGGAGGTCGCCGTCGTGAAGACCATCGTCGACGCCGCTGTAGCGGCCGGACAAGCGGTCCCCGCGATTGACTTCGGCGCCCTACTCAAGCGCTACAACGTCCCCATGCTGCCCGTGGGCGCACCGGGAGCGGCCCCCACGCCGACCCCGCCCGCAGCGACCGTGCAGATTCCTGCGGCCTAATTCGACCGCATCCGACACGGCCGACCCCTAGGGGTAAGCGCACAGTGCAAGCGGTATACCTCCTATCCGAACTGTTCCCAGAAGGGGAGCCACCTACCGAGATTCGGCTGTTCCGAGCTGGTCAGAATAAGACCACCAAAGGGACGTTCCTTTTCGACGACGTGGCCGCCCAGTCGGTAATGGAGGCTCACGCCGCTGGGACTACCAGTGAGCTGATGTTCGATATCGGGCATAAGAGCCTGAACCCCTCATGCCCACAGGATAGTGAATCGGTTGGGTGGTTCGTACCCGAGGTACGCAATGGGGACCTGTGGGCTACTTCCATCAGGTGGGAGTCTGAGGTGGCGGATAAGATTCGCGCACGCAAGTTCCGCTTTTACAGCCCCGCATTCACCCCAAGCGACGAACAACCAAGGCGTCCTTTGCGGCTCATCAACTGCGCACTGACGAACCTGCCGGCCATGTATGGGCTGTCCCCTCTTGTGGCTTCTGAACTGGAAAACTCAACAATGATGCCCAAAATCTGTGAAATGCTGGGTCTAGACCCCGCCGTGTGCTCGGAAGCCGACGTTATGGCGGCCCTCGACACCCTCATGAAAAGCTACGCCGACATGAAGGCCAAGCTGGAGGCTCCCTCGGAGCCTGAGCCCGCTTCCGTCCCGATGCCGATGGCGGCACCCATGGACCCCATGAAGTGCAGCGAGGTAGACGAGCTTGTCACCCTGTCGGGTATCTCCGACAAGGCCGACTGGAAGGGCGCCATCGTGGCGCTGTCCAGTGAGGTACGCACCCTCCGCAGCGAGAAGCAGGCCGCGAAGGTCGACGCCGCAGTGGAAGACGCCATCAAGGCCCGCAAGCTGAGTCCCGCACAACGGGACAGCGCTAAGGCGCTCGGTCTCGTCAACCTCCAACTGTTGAGCGACTTCGTCGCCAACGCCGTCCCGGTGGTGGGGGAATCGTACCACCAGCCGGAAGTCAAAATCGTAATGCTCTCCGCGGAGGAGAGCGAAGCAGCTCGAAGAATGGGTGTGTCGGAAGAGGAATACAAGACGCACCTCGACAAACTGAACAAGAAGCTCGGGGAAAACTCGTAAATGGCTACTAACAACTGTGCAATGTATGGGGCGCACGCCAGCCCCACCAAACTCGTCGTACCCGTCAAGGCCGACGCCGTTATCGACCAGGGTAACTTGGTCGTACTCGACTCCACCGGCTACGCCATCCAGGCGATTGAGGCGACCGGGCTTTTGTCCGTGGGTAGGGCCGAACAATCCGTGGATGCAACTGGACTCGCCAGTGGTGCACTCACGGTAGAGTGTCGTCTCGGGGCAATGAAGCTCAAGAACTCGACGGCCGGTGATCTCATCGGCGTCACTGAGTTGCTCAAGGACGTCTACATCGTGTCGGGGACGACCGTCGCGAAGACCAGCGGCGGAGCCACCCGCTCCATCGGAGGGAAGCTGCTCGTCATCGAGTCGGACGGCGTAGTCGTATCGGTGGGACCTCGCTGATTAGAGGATTAGGAGACCTAACAACAAGACAATGCTTATCACGCCCGCAAATCTGAAAGCCGCTTTCGTCGCTTTCGATACCCGCTTCAACCGCTCCTTCAAGGAACAACGCGATGTAGTGTGGAACCAACTCGCGCAACTCGTCCCCGTCAAGACGGAGACGCACACGTATGCGTGGTCCGATGTACGCCCCTCCCTCCGCAAGTGGGTGGGTGAGCGGTACCTGAAGAACCTCTCGGCACGCTCCTTCTCGCTCAAGAACGAGAAGTATGAGGCCACTTTGGCCATCCCGCGCGAGATGTATGAGTACGACCAGTACGAAATCTTCGCGGGTCCCCAACTGGACGACATGGCTTTGGCCACGGCGAAGCACCCGGACGAACTGATCGCCCCCCTCATGATCAACGGCCAGTCCACTGCGACGTATGACGGCCAGGGGTTCTTCTCGGCCTCGCACCCCGTCGACCCTGACGACTCCAGCAAGGGCACGCAGTCGAACTATTACGCGTCCGGTAAGGCACTCACGCCGGCCAACTTCGACGCCGTACGTTCGGCGATGCGGGCGCTGAAGGACTCGAACGGGCAGCGTATGGCTATCCGCCCCGACACCCTCATCGTCCCTCCGTCGTTGGAGGGTACTGCTCGTCGCATCTGTGAAGGTGAGAACATCGTGCAGAACAACGCCAACTCGAACGAGACCAACATCTACAAGGGTATGGCGAAGGTCCTCGTCTTCCCCGAGTTGGAAGACGAACCGACTGCATGGTACCTGGCCAGCTTGGCATCCGAGGCCAACCGCCCCTTCGTCTACCAGCGCTTCGGCGATGTGGAGTTCTCCGCGGTAGAGTCGCACACCGACTCCTACGTGTTCTTGAAGGATGAGTACCTCTACGGTGCTCGCACTTTGGGCGCCGCTGCCAGCATCCTGTGGCAGGGTATCGCTAAGGCTAAGGCGTAATTGGGGGGCGAGAGGGTTCAACCATGTACTTAGTCGTATGCACACCCGCCACTGTTGGTAACCAGTACATCAAGACGTATTGGTGCGGGGGTCGTCAATGGGAGGGTACCACGAAACTGGACGACTCCGAAATGACCCCCGAGCTTCTAACCGCTCTGGAGAACGACTCCAAAGTGATTGGACATCGAGACTCCAAGGATGGGTACGTACCCATCCTTGCGGGTCCGAACCGCATCACGGTGGAGCATTTGGAAGGGGTTGCGAAACCCAAGCCGAAAGCGAAGCCCAAAGCTGAGTCCAAATCCGACGAGTAACCAACCATGCCTTATTCGGCGCCTGAATACCTCGCACTCGACGACCTCACACGGCGGTTTCCCCGCGTCGTCGAGTATTTGAATGATGAGGGGTCCAGCGTCAACGCGGACCCCGACATCACTCAGACGGTCATCCAGGAGGCCTCGGCGTACGCAGACTCGTTCCTGCTGGGCTCGTTCTCAAAGCTCACAATCGACGCCCTCAAGGTCGACCCTCGATTCATCGGGGCCGTGTGCGACATCGCCATCGGCCTCGCAATCGAACGCCGAGGGGAGTTCCTCCAAGGCGGTGTGAGCCCCGGAGACGTCCGTTTCAAGCGGGGTAAGGAGAGCCTGAAGCAACTCGGCCTCGGCTACGAACGCCTCGGTAAGGAAGCCGATTTGACGGTTCAAAACGAAGCCCTCGTGTACCCGCAAGCGGTATCGGAACCCGCTCAAGGATGGGGCGGGTGGCTCTGAGTGTCGGTACGTGTCGACATCTCAGAACTGACGGGCGTCCTAGACGCCATGGGGGAGCGTGCGCGCAATGCCGGCCCCCTCATGGCCGATTTGGCCATCATGATGGCCAAATCGGCCGATGAAATGTTTACACAGCAGGGGCCAGGATGGGCCAAACTTGCGCCCAGCACCGTCAAGGCGAAGGGTTCAAGCATCATCCTGATCGACAGTGGGGGAATGCGGAAGTCCGTAAAAGGAGCATCAGGGTCGGACTACGCATCCATTACCATCGACACCCCCGCAGGATTCCACATGGAAGGCGGACCTCATCTACCGCAGCGTGACCCTCTCGCATTCTTCTCCGACGCTGCGGTAGATGAGGCAGCCACTTTGATGCTCGATTGGATTCTCGAATGAGCCTATTACTCCGGCAAGCCAGGGCCATCATGAGCCTGTTGCAACCGATGAACGGTGACGTCGCCGTCGGTGCAGCAACCATCGCGGCTCTGTCGGGTACCGTAGTGCTCAAGAAGAACCAATACCTCATTCCCGTCGTCAACAACAGGGCGCTACCGGAGTGCCTCTTCAAAGTCACGGCCGATACGACCATTACGACGAGCCCGACCGAATTTAACGTCAAATCACTTTTAGGGCACTCCGACCACAACCTCCCCGCGGGCACTAAGATGCTCATGGACCCCCCAGTTGACGGTCTCCCCGAGTTCGCCACCGTATCCACAGCGACGACGGGAGCCGTCCTCTACACGGGTTTCGGCTCTGTGAAGTCCATCAAACTATATGAGTCCATTCCTGCGGGGGACCTCAACGACTCACAGTTCAAGAGCGACTCGGGCAACACACCCGCACTCATCCTAACGTGGATGGGTTCAGGTGAATCCGACCCCGCGGGTAGGGGTGTAGCACACATGGAAGACCGTTGGATGCTCTATGCAATATCGTCTCGGTCTACCTCAGACTCGTCACGTCGAGCTGAAGGCCTCTACATCTTGGACGAAGCGACTGAGTGGTTGTTTGACCGCTCTCACGTGGACGGTGAGTGCTTCAGCAGCCCTGCTAACCTCGAGGTTGGGGGTCGCGATAGGCTCACCATCAACCCCACGACGTACGCGTACACGTTGAGCTTCCGCACTCAACGGACCGTGCAGAAGCGAGACCGCCGCACGTTCCCCCAGTGGAGCCAAACCAACCTGTTAGGTTCTACCAACACCCGGGGCATCATCAACCTCGGACCCCCAGTCCCGACCGTCGACGTGTCGGTCACGATTCCGCAGTAACGACCATGGAATACCACTACTTTCAAAGCGTACCGGGCCACCTCGTGAGCCGATTCGGCGACCGCTTCGGCAGCTACATCGGCGCTGAAGTCGTGAAGACGGCGCCCCTCACACCCGAAGGTGCGAAGCCCAAGACGTTCTCGACTGTGGGAACGGAAATCAAGTGGACGACCGAGACCGTCGCCATCCCTGCGACCGAATTCGTCCGCTACCGACGCGAGTATACACGGTGTATACGAGAGGGCTCATTGGTCCGCGTAGTCGCCCCCACAACCTAACGCACGCACACACCCTAGAATCAAATGGCAGGATTACCCCTCGCAGTTTCGCCCAGCGTCAAGACGCCCGGCTTTTACCTCAAAGTAGACCTCCTAGCGGGTCAACCAAGTTCGTCTGCGGATGTCCTCCGCATCCTGTTGCTTGCGCCCAAGGCTTCTGCCGGCTCCATCACGGAGGACACCCAACTGGCGGAAGACGTAGCCGGTGAGGTAGAGGTCAAGGCACTCTTGGGTGCAGGCACCCCTGGACACCTAGCGGCCAAGCGCATCTTCAGCGCTCACGGACGCGCGAAGGTCGACGTTGTTGCACCCGCGGCTTCTGCCGGTGCGACCGCTACCGGAACGCTCACGTTCGCGTCGGCTCCCACTGAGAGCATGACGTTCCGTGTGACATGCAAGGGCTTCGAGGTTTACAGCCCCTGGCTCGTAGGTCAATCCGTCACGCAGGCGGCTGCTACCCTCGTCGGGCGCCTGAATGCCAAAACGGACTCGCTCCCCGTTACGGCCTCCAACGTAGCCGGTGTGGTTACACTCACCGCGAAGATTGCAGGACCCTGGGGCAACGACGTGCAGATGTATGTGGACATCATCGAAGGTACCGGCGGAACCCTCACGGCTTCCGGTACATCCCTCACGGGTGGAACGACCGAACCCGACTTCTCCAATGCACTCGACCTCGTGAAGGACCGCGAATACGCGTACATCCTCGCATGCGTTTCCAACGCCGACGCGGCGTCTGCTTCCGGTAGCTCCAATCCCGGTCTCATCAAGACGCACATCGACGCGTACGACCAAGGCAACGAAGCAAAACTACAGCAGGCTGTAGTGGGTCTGACGGGCTCGCTCGCCAGCGCGAAGGTCGGCGCAGTCGGCCGAAACTACGGCCCGATGCAGTATGTGTTCTGCCGCGACGGCCAGAGCCTCGGGTGCGAATTCGCGGGCAACGAAGTCGGTCGTAGGGCTCTCCTCGAACAGGACGACCCCACGGTCAACCGAGTAGGGGAACTCCTCCCCGAGGGACTCTTCGGACCCCGCGATGTAGTGGCCGACAAGCCCTCCAGCATCGAGGTCGAAGACGCCCTCGTGAACGGTCTCAGCATCATCAACATCACCCAGACGGGTCAACTGTTCCTGGTGCAACCCATCACGACCTACAGCCAAGACGCATTCGGAAGCCCCGATGATAGGCTCTTCGGCGTTGAAGGCGTATCGGGAACCTACGCGTTCGCCCGTGACTTGCGGACGACCGTACCGGCCGAGTTCGCGGGCGCGAAGATCGTACAGGACCTCTCGCCCAGCGATGAAGACCCGCCCAAGGGCGTTACGGAGCGGCGCGACGTTGAGGCATTCCTCTACAACAGGGCCGACGTATTCGTCAAACGCGGTGTCCTGCGCGGTGACAAGCTCGACGCGGCGATCGCGAACGGTGAGGTGTACGTCGAGATCGACGCCCTCGACGAGTCCCAGGTCAACTTCGTCTTCCCCATTTGGATTGTAAAACCGCTAACGAAGTTCAGCGCGGTCATCCAGAGGCGCGGGTAGGCCGTTACGGCCTGAAAGGTTTATACGACAATGGCAACCGACGCAATGAAGCTATTCCCGAAAGGCGCGATAGCGATGGACAACGGGGACCTCCAGCAGGTCCTCACTTGGTCGCTCGACTACAAGAACGGCTTGAAACTCAAGCACACTCAGAGGTCGGAAGCACCTGTGGGTATCGTGAAGGGCAACCAAGAAGCGACGCTCTCGTTTGAGTGCGAGATCCCCGCGGAAGGCGCCGAGAAGGATTACTTCGAGATGGTGCGAACCGGCAAGATCAAGACGGTACGCCTGAAGGTCCCTGGGAAAATCTACACGATGGAGGGCGCGCTCTCCAGTGTGAAGTACGACGCGCCCATCGACGACGCCGTGAAGGTGAGCGTCGAGATGATGGGTCGAGTCACTTCCAAGTAACGCAGACGAACGTTAGGGGCTGCGAAGTGAGAGCACAGCCCCTTCCAAATAGGTACACAACAACATGGAGAAGAAGCAAGATCCCCGTCAGAGCATACGGGAGTGGTTGGACGGTAAGAGCATCGAGGACCTCGATGTAGTGGAGAACGGGAATCGCCTCTTGTTCTCCGACTCGATCAAGCGGATAGGCCCTAAGGGGACGCTGATCGAGGAACCGGTACGCCTACAAGTCCCCCGCCAGGTGGAGACCATGAAGGCCCGTATCGAGGCGATAGCGTTGGCCGCTAAGTACAAGATCGACCGCGAGAAGGAAACCGACCTCTTCGACGAACTCAACATGGTGTGCGAACTGTCGTACGCCGTACGCGAGGCAGAAGCACCTTACGGTCAAAAGTACCTACCGGAGCAGTACCTAGGGGCGTACGACTATGTGAGCCTGTTCGATCTGTACCACCGCATCAAGGTGTACCGCAACATGATCGACCCCCGCTTGAGCGAGCCCAAAGTGGAGGACGTGATCGACGCTGCATGCAAGATCGCGGAGATGCGCAACGTAAGCCCTTTAGCCGCTATCGCTGGGTCCGATCTGGATTCCTCCATAATTACTATGGCGCGCCTGCTAGTGAACTGCATGATGCAGTTATCTACACAGCAATCGCCCGAGACCTCGACAGCGGTTTAATCACGACGGATGAGTTGAAGCTCATCCTGAACGGACAAACGTATAAGACTTCCCTCCACCCCGCATGGCAAGTAATAAATCGGCTCAGGTAAACCTGGGGTTGAACCCCAGCGGGTATGTGAAGGGGTTGCGCTCTATCGAGAAGGCCTCCGTTTCGGCGGGGAAACGCATCGAATCGTCCCTGACGGTGGCGCTCAACAAGCTCCACGAAGTGGAGGCGGCAGCGGGCCGGTTAGGCGCCGCCATGGGTAAGGTCAAACTCAAGCTGTCCGACAAGGCCGCTACCAAGTCGATACAGACGGTGGAGAAGCAGGCTATGGCTTCCGCCGCCAAGATTAAAGCCGCGTACGCCTCCGCAATGGCGGGGGGCGGGTCGCGCTCCGGCGGGTCCTCCGGTGGGGGGTCCTCACGGAGTGGCGGGGGCGGTGGGGACGACAAGGGGGAGGGAAAAGCCGCTGCTGTCGACCGGGCCAAGAGCATCATGAAGGCCGGCTTAGCCGGGGGGTTGGTAGTGGGTGGTGGTCTACTCGCACTGTCGAAGGAGGCGAACGTCACCCGCGAGAAGGCCAATCGGTTGAGCATCAACTCCAGGGGCGCCGGGCAGGACTATGTGGACCCCGCACAACTGACCAAGGAGTTCTACGCCATCTCGCAGTCGGTGAAGGGCGTAACTGCCGACCAAGCGGCGGAAGCAGCAACGGCGTTCGTCGCTATGACGGGGGACCTCGCTACCGCTCGGTCGTCGCTGAAGGATTTCGCCGTGGTAGCGTCCGCTACGGGCGCTTCTGTGGAGGACGTGGCGAAGACGTCCGCCGCGATATCGCAGCAATTCGGCATCACGGACCCCGCCCAAATCAAGGACGTTCTAGCTTCATTGACCTACCAAGGTAAGTCGGGCGCGTTCGAGCTGGCCGACGCCGCCTCCCTCTTCCCCCGACTCGCGGCTGCGGGAGCAGCTTTCGGTTTGGACAAGGGTGCGGGTGGTGTGAAGACGCTCGGGGGTATCACGCAGATTGCCCGCACTGCTACTGGTTCGGGCGAGCAAGCCGCTACTTCCGTCGAGTCGATGCTGACCAAGCTCAAGACGGAATCCGGCACCATAGCCGCTCAGGGCGTCAAAGTGTACGAGGGGACTGGCGCCAACAAGAAGATGCGTGACCTCCCCGGGTTGCTCGTTGACTTGGTATCCAAGGTAGGGGGCAACGACGTAGAGGCCAAGAATGCGGGACTGGCTAAGATCCTAGGTGAACAAGGGGTCCGTGCGGTCAACCCGTTGATCTCGAAGTTCAACGACACCTTCCGCAATACGAAGGGCACCACCGCCGAGAAGACCAAAGCGGCAGAGGCGGCTGTACGAACCCAGTTGGACTCAGCGGCTAATGCGGCGGGGTCGTGGGCGGACGTCCAGAATGACAGCGCTCGCGCCCAAGAGGACTCCAGCGCCAAAGTAACGGCTGCGATGGAGCGCCTCAAGGAGTCCGCTGCCAACAAGTTACTGCCCGCGCTTCTGAAACTCGAACCCACCATCATGAAGGGTGTGGACGCCTTCGCGAAGATCGTCGACTTCGGGGCGCAGCACCCCGGCGTCGCCATTACCGCCGCCATCGTGGGGTCTATGGGTGCTGCGGCCATCGGCGAAGCCGTAAAGGCCAAGCTCCTCGCCATGATGATGGGTGGAGGCGGGGGTGGAGGTGGTGTCGGAGCGGTAGCAGGCGGTGGCGCGATGGCGGGTGCTGCGGCTGTAGCCGTTACGGCCGCTGCCGGCTACGTCGCCTACACCGAGGGCAAGGACCTGAACAAGCAGTGGGATGAAAATTCCTCCACCCAACTTGGGGAGCGGTTCAGCCAAGTGGGGCTGTTCGGTGAGGAACGCAACCCCGAGGGGGCGTCCAAGATGGGTCAAATGCGGTGGGAAACCATCGCCGCAGAAGTGCGCCATGCGGTCGTAAATGCCCCGCCAGCCGCTCCTGGCACCCCCAAAGGCAGCCCGCTCCCCTCGAAGATGCAGATCGACAACACCGTCAACGTCAAGGTGACCAACGCGGCCGACATGAAGGGCAACACCGCACCCCTACCCGGACACCTCCCCCGCTGATGCACTTGAGTGAAGCAACATCATGAGTGAAATGGAACTGAGACCCGCTCTGACGTGGAAACCCGACGGGGGCGATATCGTTACGATTACGAGCACGAACATTGCGGAGTCGTTTGACAACCGCATTGTCGAGCGGAATCGCCCCTACCGCGAAGCTGCGAAGCTCGACGACACGGGTAGGGGTAGCATCGTCTGGACCGTCACGACTGAGATGTTCGACGCGACCATCTCGCAAGAACCCGGCGTACCCGCGAACCAATTCACCGAGGTTGAAGCCAAACTGTTCCTCAGTTTTCAATCGCACAAGACCGGCTACCTCTCACTCCCCACACGCGGCATCGTGCGCGCAAAGGCCAAGTCGTGGAGCCGCGGAGACGACATCGGGGAGCGCGATTGTGCTCTGTTGCGTTTAACCTGGATTGAGGACAACGAGGACGACGTCGACTTCTACGCGTTCGACCAATTCAGCGCACGAGCGACGGTCGTCACGCTCGCGGAGGAGACGACTAAGGACCTCGTGAAGGCGGGCATCGCCGACAAGGACGTGTTCAGCCTGTCGAAACTGGCCGCCAAACTCGAGAGCATAGCGCAGAAGCCCGGGGAGTACCTCCAGGATTTGGAGGTCGCGGCGGCCCAATTGGGCAGCGCAGCCGACCGCATCGAGCAGGCATATACGGTTTACGGTTCAACCCCAGGAAGCGTCGACGCCCTCCTGTCGGACCCCGGGTCCGCACCGGTCATACGAAACCTGCGCAACCTGAAGGATACCGCCCGAAAGGCGTACTATCAGGCGTCTTCCGGGCAGCCACCCATCAAGACGGTCAAGTATGCACGCGAGATGTCCTTCGCGACGATTGCGACCGACACCGGCAATACGACGGCCAACGTGCTGAAGTTAAACACGAAGCTGTTGGACCCCTTCTCGATACCGCCCAATACACCCATTAAGGTCTACGAGGTTGGTTGAAACAACTCAATGGCACGAGACCGCATACAAGTAGAGTCTGAGGGTGGGGTGTTCCGACTGTTCACCCAATGCACACTCACGAACGACCTCGCACAACCCGCAGAGTTTAGCTTCGAGTGTGGAAACGACTCCACGTTTAAGACTTTGAAGCCCCTCATCGCCCACGGTAAAATCTTCAAGGTCTACCTGAACGATAGGATACGCTTGACCGGACGCGTGTACGCCAACCGTATTCCCATGGACTCCAACGGCTCTACCGTCTCGGTGACGATTCGCAGCTACATGGCAGACGCCTGGTACGCCTCGGCTAACCCGTCCATTACGGTCCAGAACACGACCATCAAGCAGTTCTTGCTCGCACTCTACAAGCCGCTCGGTTACGTCGAATCCGACTTCATCTTCACCAAGGACGTAGAGGCCTCCCTGATGACCGGAGTGAAGCTCAAGGGGGGCAAGAACCCTCGACTCATCGAGGGCATCACACTCGACCAAGCCAAGGTGCAGATGCCTGAGACCATCTACGGAGCCGCCTCTAGGCACTTAAAGCGCCACGGTTTGGCTCACTGGGACACCCCTGACGGGAAGATTTACGTGGGCAACTATGACGACCAACAGCAACCCACCTACCGCCTGGTTTCGAACCGGAGTGCATGCAACATCTTATCAGCGGTTAAGACGGCCGACTGGTCCGACGTGCCCTCAGTCGTGAACGTGTTCGGATTCGGGTCTGCGAAGAACGTCGAGAAGACCAAGATCGGTGCATCCGCTGAGTGGTCCGACGTAGTTGACGCTGGGTTTTACAGGCCAATTTACGTGCAAAACGAGAACCTGAAGGTCCAACAGTTGGCCGACCGACAGGTACTCCAGGAACGCTCTTCAAGGTCGAAGAACAAGGACGCCTACGAGGTCCAAGTGGACGGGTGGACGTACGGTCCCAAGAGTATCCCCTACGCACCCAACACGTGCGCGGACGTGGACATCATGAACCACGGCGGCGGTCAAGGCCGCTATTACATCTCCAAGACCGTGCACAGCCTGGACGCGTCCGGGGGCGCTACCACTGCGCTCACGTTGGTCGCACCGGGCATAATGGATATCGGTTAGTATGTTCTCCTACATCGCTACATTCTGCAACGTCGTCGACTCCAAGGTCTCCGCTTTGAAGAGGGCCATCAACTACGCCGTCCAAGGGGCCGGCACCGGCTTCTCCGACGACACCCCCGAGGTCTCCCCTGAAGAGCCCGCCTACGGTCAACTAGGCATCCTCGCCCGACCGATGCCCGCCAACGCTGTGAGCGGCTCAGGCGACGTTTCAGGCCCTATGCCCAAGGGCGCCGCGGAGGCCCTGTGCTTGCGCGTCGGGGACGACCTCACACCCATCGCCTACAGGGACCTACGCATCAACCAAGTGGTTCCCACACTAGACCCCGGGCAGATCGTCATGGCCCACTACGGAGGTGGCTACGTCGGTCTCAGTTGGAACGCCGCCAAGACGGCCTCGACGATGCGGCTCCAAAGCGAGACGGTATCGGTCGGGGACCCCGTGACGGCCAAGACGCTACCGTACTCGGAAGACCTCTTCGACGTAGTGGACCTCCTCCGTAGGTGCGTACTCGCGCCTGCCGTAAACGGTTCCCCACCAACAACGTCGGCGGGTCTCACACCGTTGGAGCTAGGCACCCTCTCGGCCTACGGCAACGCCTCACATGCGACGACCGTCCTGAAGGCCAACTAGGCCGATATCGACCGAGAACGACGGCCCCTTACCCCGTAGGGTAGGCGATGCCGATTCCCCTCACAGTTCCCGCTGCTGGTTTAACACCGGCCTCTGCATGGTACCCCGTGCTGTACGAGGCCGCATCGCTCCCGCCTGTCTTCCTCGCCGACGACACCGGTAACGACGGTGAACTCCAAAGCATCGTGGAGGGTAGGGACGCCGTGGACGATGCAGTCGTTACGGCCATCCGGGCCAAGCTCAATTCAGGTTCCGCACTAGGCCGAACCGGCAACACCCTGATGGATATCGACAAGAGCCTCCCCACGACCCCGAACGCCATTAAGTTCGCGGTCGACCTCGCATTGAAGCAGCTCACGACGGCGGGTGATATCGGCTCCGTCAGCATTGAGACCGAGACGGACGACTACCTGGGTGCGTTCTACTTGCAGTATGTGAATCTCCGTTCGGGATTGACTCAGAAGGTAAACCTATAACATGCCCGTAGCAGTACCGGAGCCCAAGGATTTCCCCGTATACGCGACGGGTGCGATACGAGACGCCATCCTCCAAGACTGGCGTTTGGAGTTGCAGAATCAAATCGACCCCAAGACGGGGCTTCCATTCGCGGAAGACGACATCACGCGGGCTCTCCAGCCTGGAAGCCGCTGGTACATCGAGGCCAACGCACTCGACCAAGTTTGCGCCGGCATGCAGCAGCGGGGGCTCACACTGGCGGACCAGATTAGAATCGACCGAGCCAACACCGAGTGGCTCCGTGACTACCACGGTGCACTGTGGGACATGCGCTACCTCAGTCGGACGGGTGGGTTCGGACCCGCGAGCGGTACCGCAACGCCGGGGACCATCTACCTGGGGTCTACCACACTCGACGACCCTTCGGCCGTCCAGGCCGTAGACCCCTCAGGGAAGAGGTACCAAGTGTTCGAGACCGTCGTGACACCGGGCTCCGGTGTGGTGTCGGCCAACTGGATTGCAATCGACGGAGGTGTAAGTACGAACCTCCCCGTCGGTACCGTACTCACACTCTCGGCGAACGTCCCCCTGGGCAACCAAACGACCTTCACGGTTACGTCGGCATTTACGGGCGGGACCGACGACGAGACCGACGCAAGTTTTGCAGCTCGTCTGCTCGACAGGATTAGGCACAAGCCCGCGGCGGGAAATCGCGCTCAGATGCGCTCTTGGGCTCGCGACAGCTCGAACGCCATCGAAGACGCTTTCATCTACCCGTGCGCAAGTTATGCGGGTTCCACGCACGTCGCCATCGTGCAAGCCCGCAGCGGAGCTGTGGGGCCTCTCGGCCGCATCCCAAACCTCGCCGTCTTGACCAGCGCGACGGCCTACCTCACGCCGCCCGCCAGCCCTGTTGTACCCGCTCGCGCCCACGTCGTCGTGACGGGAGTGACTCCGGTATCGGCCGACATCGAACTACTCTTGGGCCTGCCCAAGAACTCGGCCTCGGGTTGGCGCGATGCCAACCCCTGGCCCCGCAGGGTCAGCAACGCCTCACAGATCATCGCGGTCGGCGGCACCACGGTAACGATCAACGCCGACACAGCACCACCCACGACGACGCCGCGGGTCATGATTTGGTCGGTCTCGCAGTCCCGCTGGAAGACCTACCAGGTGTCGAATGTGACGCCTAGCGGCCCCGGTTGGGCGCTAGTCTTGGACACTACAGGCCTCAACGCAGGCGACTATGTGAGCCCCGCAGTCGGCCGAGCCGACACGGTGGCGGAAGCCATTGAAGCGTACTTTGACGGTTTGGGGCCGGGCGAATTGATTGACTTGAACAACGACGATAGGTCTTCAAGGGCGTTCCGGTATCCCCTGCCCAACGAGGAGTACTCTTACCGCTTGGGTCGTGGGGTACTCACGTACATTCAAGGCCGCTTAGGTGCGGTCCTGCAAGACAGCGACCTAGTTTATAGGTCCATCAATGAGCCCCCGCTACCCGTTGAAGTAGTGGACGGACCCCGCATGATCACACTCGGCGGCGTAGGCGTATACCCGATCTAACGTTTCCTCACTTGAACCAACATGCCTGGATTTCCCACTCGAATCAGCCGCACCGCTCTTGGTCCCACACTCCAGGACCGCAAGCCCGTCGTGAACCCCGAAAAGGAGGTCGGTAAGGCCGCGCTCAACCTCGCATTCTGGCAGATTGCGGGCCTCAACGTGGTCTCCCCGGTCGCGGTCGTGTTGATCGACGCCAACGGGCTCGTCCTGACACACAGTGAAGTATGGGACCCCAACCGAACTACGAGCGGTCCCACGGTAGAGCGCTTGGATAGCGGGTGGTACTCCATCGAGTACGCTACCGAGTACAACAACGAGCAAGGGACACCCGTAACGATCTCCCTCATGGCGGCAGCGGCGTTCCCCCAGACGGATTCCACAGCGCTGTTCGGTACCGCACTCGTGACGGCTGCGAATGCCTGCACCGTGAAGGTGTGGAATGCAGCCGGAGCGCCCGCCGACTGTAAGGTCTTGGTGGTCCTCTACTAATGCCGTTACCTCAGTGGTCCCCGATGGAACTAGGTGGTGGCGTGTCGTCTTACGACGCCGCCCACGCCGTCCTGCGTTCGTTGGTCGGAACTCTAGCCGGCCCAGAGGACGGCCTCGAGGACGCTTGGCGGGCCATTAAAGCGGCGGCCCTCGTCGACGCGGCTAGCTCGCTTGAACTCGCCGTCGTGCAGGGGTTGCCCAATATAGCGACCGCGCACATTCCGGTGTACGAGGCGGCTCTAGCGGTATCGCCCGCTGAGGGGGCCGACGACGTTCAACGCCGAAAGGCCATAACGGACATCTGGACGGCTCAAATCGGCGCCGACTACCCCGCTCTACGGGCCAGCATTCAGGCGATATCCGCCCAAGCGGACCTCGACGGCATCCCTGAGCAGTACAGCACTACGACGAGGTTCGGTAAGCAGTTCGGTCCCCGGCCTAGCGACGGCAGCTACGGACCCGACCCCGCATTCAATGCGACCGCATTTCCTAACTTCTCAACGAGGTTCGTCGTGACGGTCCGTTGGACCCTACAGCCGCCCGAACTGGTACCGCCCACCGAGACGGTCAATCGAATCGCCGACCTCTTGAACGCGTCCCTCCCCGCTTGGGTCGATTGGAACCTCCACGTCGGTGCGGGGTTCTTCACGGACGGCGGTTTGGACGGACAATCCATCTTGAACCTTAAACTTTTGGGGCCGTAGCGGCTCGCATCGGAGAAGAAGTATGTCATTCACGCCTGCAAATCCCACTGGATGGTCCCCATACAGTCCCGTAACGGCTGACCAGCTAAACCACTTGGACGACCAGCTCGTACAGGCCGTCGACGGCGTCGGTGGTGGAACCTATTCGGGTCCCCTTGAATTCACGAACGTGACGGGTCTGGGTGGTACCTACGACCTCGACATGACCGGTGATGTAACCGTAACGGGCTCCATTACGGCTACTGAGGACATCACGTGCCGCGACATCTACTGCGACGAGATCAACACCACAGTGGGCATCACCGCTACGTCGCCTTCTACCAACATCACCCTGATGGGCGGACTCATCACGACCGGTGGTGGTATACTCTCAAGCCAAGGTGGTACCATCACGACGCAGGGCGGAACCCTAACGACCAACGGCGGCACCATCAACACGGGCAACGGCGCCGTCGTAACAGGGACGGGCGCATTAACGACCCACACCGTCGCGCTGACGGGCATGTACGGCGTGGTCGTGTCACCCCCCTATGCGGGTAACTCTCGCATTACAATGCCCAGCCAGCAGTTCGTGGGGGTGGGCTCGCTGCAACCGTGGGCCGAGACGGTATCGTACCAGCGACTTCATTCGGGGGGGCAGTTCTACGGCAAGCTCGCCGTAGGTGGTACCGTCATCTTCGAACTGCATGTACCCTCCGAGTGCACGGTGACCAAAATCTACGTGTGGGTGCAGCCCGAGGTCGCCCATAACCCTGGGGACGTCGTGGTGCGGCCAAGAGTCGACATATACGCTGCCTCCCCCGAGGACGGGGTGGAGAGTTTCAGCGACGACCAAGAGGATCTTCTGTGCGCGAGTCCGTTCACGCAGTACAACGACCCGCACATCATCGAATACACCGGCACCATCACGGCACTGGCACCGGCACGAGTCCTTTACGTAAAAGTCACGGGGGAGACGGGCGCCAACGCCACCTTCCTGCGGATCTACGGGATGCGGTACGCCGTCACCCGAACCACAGCCTGTCTGGGAGGGGTGTAACCGTGCCCGACTTCGATGTACGCTTTACGGCCGGGGCGGCTTTAACCACGTGGATAGACCCCGAGACGGTCGACGCCCCGAGCCGCACCAACGCCCTAGACGAATACCCACACCGCTACTGGCAGGTACCGGCTGGCGTAACCGTCGTCGTGGAGGCGAGTATCCCCGGCATTCCAAGCCCTACGGACGCACAACTGGGGGGTCGATTGATGTACCCAAAGTGGGCCGAGTGGCCCGGGGCGGGTGTGAACCCGCCGCCCGCTGTTGTACTCACACCGGGGTTCTCCGCCGTCATGGCGTTCGTGCCGACGACTGTGGGACACTACCTGTTCGTCGTGCGAAGGCAGTCGGGGGGCGGCATCGCGATGCCGTTTGAGGTGATATAGCCATGGGTCTACTCGAGGAAATCGCACCGTCCTACATGGGTGAGGAACGCATAGGTCTCCAATTGGACCCGACTACATCGAGGGCGCCACGTGCACTTCAGATCGTCGACGTCATCGTCGACCTCTCCGACACCCTGCCGAGCGGTATCGTCTACCCCGTCGAGATGGTCGTTCAAAGCCCCTCACGAATCAACTACCTGCGGCAATACTTTAGGTCGCCTGTGGGTATGCCGTCCATCATCAGTTTCAGAACTCAAGAAGGCGGAACCCACACGATACGCGTGGCCGAAGTCGGCCATAATCGGTGGTACGGGGCGCTTACCTTCGAGGTCCTAGGCGACACCACGACGGCTCAATAGCCGGCGCAGTAGTTTCAACTCGGCTCACACACAACAAGGATATGGCTAACGCAAAGTTTACGATTGAAGGAACCCCCTCGGCAGACCGCGGTTTCGACGCCCTCTCGGGCGCTACCGTGCAGTTGCAACTCGAAGACCAACCCAGCTTGGACGTCTACAAATGTAGGTACTATGTGGGCAAGACGCTCAACGGTTCCCTCGCACCTACGTTCTCGGGTGGAGGTCTTGCAAGCCCTCCCAACGGGGCCGTCACGATGACGCTAGGTCCGGGGGTTTGGTCGTACGAGATCGTGTGCGAGGTCAACGACGGCGTCGACATCAACACCGGGCGCAAGGTCCCTGCATATTACTTCTCCCGCATCGTAGCGGTACGGAGTATCGGCACGGGTACGCGGAAGATCATCCCAGGCGAGACCACCGAGTACGACCCCGTCGACGGTTGGACCAGCGCCGTAAACGACTACGTGGTGGGTTCACCACTCGCGACAAGTGACCTCCATGTGACGGGATTCCTCACGGTCGACAACTACGCCATCTTGAACGGCGGCGTGGAATCCCCCACCGTAACGACTTCCGCGGTCAACTCGGACAACTCAACCCTCACGCTTCGTGCAGGTGGGGTGGATGGCGTAACCATCAACGACACTGGAGCGGCTGCGTTCGGGCAGACCATCGACGCCGTGGGGATCGTTACGGCTGGTGAATTCGCGGTATCGCCGGCCATCGTGGAGACCCGGACGGTCTCGACGGCCGCCCACTTCGACGTTGCACAGTACGACTACGTGAACGGCATCTACACGGCACTGTCGGCGGGTTCCAACCTGATTCGCTGGCCCCTGCCGCTGCCACACGGCGCAACCGTCACGTCCGTCTCCATCGTCGTCGACCCCGCAGCGGGTCACGGTGCACTCCCGGTCAAGCCCACAGTCGTACTCAAACGGCACTCCGATGCTGGTGTTACGACCACGCTGGTAAACGTGACCGACCCGAGCGCGACCGTCCCGGCCTACGAGGCCGTGCACACCGTGACGGCTACGGTACCGGGGGGTCACTTGGTCGACCGTTCCGTCAACCACTACAGCTTGGAATTTACGAACGAGGCAGGCGGCTCTGCCTTGTCGGGGCTCCGCGTCTTGTCCGCGAAAGTAACGCTAAGCCGCGTCAAACCGCACGAGATGGCCTAACCTGCACTCACCAAACGTCATGACCGAAGTAATCAAAGGAATAAACTGGGCCGAACTAGGCCCCCTCACGGCCCTCTTGGTCGTCGTGATGGTCGTCCTCTTGGGCCTCGCACCCTTGTTCTTCAAGTGGGCATATCGGAGGGAAGACATCGGAGCGGCCGAGAGGAAGCAAAAGGCCGAAATCGAGGCGGCCGAGCGGGCAAAGCGGGACGAACGCGAAGCCAAGAAGGATCAAGCCCTTCTCGATTTCGTCGCCACCATCAACGCCGCAATCGACAAGATCATCGACAAGGTGGATCTGGTCCACACGAAGGTGCACACCAGCGAGACCAAGATGATCGACGCCGTTCAGGCAAGCGAGTCCAAGATCAAGAGCGAGATCCAAAAGCTACGCTCGGATCTGTGGGACCAGAAGCAGGACAAGATCGCTTCCGACCTCGCGGCTCTACGTGCGCACGGTCCCGTCAGTACCACACACCCCAGCACTCCAGGCGCCTAGCGGCCCACGTGGAGCCCTATGGCCTACGTAGCCGCTACCCTGATGCTTGTGGCCTCGCTGCTACTGTGCGGTTTGGTTTGGCTTCTATCGGGGGCGGCTCGTCTGCATTCTGCAATTCGCAGACGTGAGAACAGCGAGACCCGGAAGTACCGGGTCTCCTTCGCCATTTCGGTGCAGATGTTGAGCTTGTCGAGGAAGGTATCAGTCCTCGACGACGTTTTGGTCAAACTCGGGTCTGGTCCACAAGACGGCGCCGATGATGGCCTGCAACCACAAGCTGCACCAGAGCGTGATGGACCAACCCCAGAGGACTCCACACAGAAGTGAGATGCCCCCGCCGACGACCGCCACCAAGAGGATGAGGTCGTCCGGCCCTCGCTTGTGTGTGTACTCACGCCGTAGCAACAGCAGGAACCACCACCCATACAAGAGCCCCAAGGCCTGTAGGACTCCCGCGCCTTCAAGAGCGCCGAGTAGGGTGCACCCCATAAACAAGAGCGCCGGTAGGGCGCCTACGGCGCCTCCTACCACGGCTCCCAGCGCGAGCGATGGGACCCACCACAGAACTACCTGCCCACCCCACAGTGCATCAGGCAACATGTACGAGAGGGCAGCCGCCCCAGCTCGTACGAGAAGGTAAGAGCCGGAGCGCCAAAAGCCGCTGTAAAGGCAGATGAGGGCGACGATCAACGCCGCCCCAAAGGACACGTAGATCAAGGGACTACGCGGTACGGCCGGCGGGGATGAAGCGGTGTTGGGGCGGGAGGCTCTCAAGACAGCCGGGGCGGCCGTCGCCCTCAACTGCACCACACAGCTCACACTTCCGCTCGAAAGTGAGGGAAGTGGGCTTCGTGGGTGGGGGCTTGGGCGGGGGGATGAGGTCTGTGGTGGTTGGTTTTTCGGTCAACATGGTTGAACTCCTTACAGTCAAGTGTGGGTCAGGGTCAAGCGGGAGGCGAACGAGGTCCACGTGGAGGGGTCTGCTAGGTGGGGGTCGGGCGGTACTCCAGGGTCGCCCACGGTGCCCTCACAGAGCAGGCGCTCGACAAGCGCCTCGTGCAGGGGGCGTACATCTTCGCGGAGCAGTACGCGGAGCACTTCGTACATGATCTCCGTGAGGGCGGTGTCGTCAAACAACTCCCGCAGGCTTGCTAGGTCAGCCAGGGCGCGGGTCTCCAAGACCACCCAGGGGTTCTCTGTGCGCTGCGCTACCGCCCCCGCCGCGTACATCATCGCCACCATCACTTTACCCGATGGGGTAAGGCGGCCAGTAAACCGCTGGACCATGAGTGCACCGTCGATGTAGGTACGACCAGTGTCACATTCTGGGGGGTCAATCGAGACCTCTCCGACCGTGAAACCCAGGAGGGCCGCGACGACGGCGTGACCGGCCTCGTGCCTCGCTTCATCCCTTTTGTGCTGGTACATGAGGGGTAACGTTAGGGGGTCGAAGGCCCGAGGGCACACGCAATCAGTTCCGCGGTACAACCCTCGTCGCGAAGGCAATTCCAACACGGAACTGAGATGTAGTTGTAATCGAAGATTTCATTTTGCCCAATCGAGATCGGGCATACGCTGTGGCACTGCGGCGTGTCGGCCACACACCCAGCCAAGACGTCATAGGCGATTCGCTCCGGGCCTGGGCAGGCCGACGTGGCCAACATCGGGCCGTCCCAACTGCCTGAGGCCAGCTCAGCGCAACTGGCGCAACGGTCCGTCTGGGGGGCGCCAGGGGCGCCAGTGACCTCGGCGCCAAAATCACTGTCGAGGGTGGTGGAGCACCCGGTCTGGAGGCCGAGCGCCAACGCGATGAGGCCGACGGCTGCGGCGATGCGGGTAATGGTTTGGTTCATGGTTCTGCTACTACTCATCCCGAGCGGGCGCATCACGTCGAGGTCGGCCGACCTTCTTACGGGCCAACGCGCTCTCGGGTAGAAGGCCCTGAGCGATGGCCGCCTTGACCGCTTCGCGGTCTCGACGGTCGCCATTCCCAGAAGCTAGCCGGCGTGCGCTCTGCTCATACGGGGCAAGAGCCTCCCACGCGTCGAGGCGCTTTTGCGCCTCCGGGCTTAGGCCCCAAGCGGGGTCGTTCGCGTACTTCCGAATGAAGGCTTCCAATTCAGGTTCGCAGATTTGGGCCTTTTCGTAGCGTATATCGGGCCGCATAAGTAATCGCTCTCGCGCCCAACGCACCCACACGTCGAAGTTCTCAGCGAGCATGACTCCCCGCTGCTGGTCGAGGAACAGCTCCTCCATCATGAGCGAGTAGATGCCTTGCGGTTTATAGGGCATCTTATAGTCCTTATTGACGGCCGCGACAAACTTCTCAAGCGCGGCCTCCAAGGCGGGCTCGGCCGAGAACGCTATGTTGACCTTACGGCCGGGGGGTCGGGGAGACTTAGCAGCCACGGGAGGGACCTCGCATCTGCAACACTCGGGGGATTACGTGGAGGGGGAGGGCTGCGACGACCATGTCGAACATGTAGTTGTCGGGCATGCACCCACGGCTGAAACCGAACTCCGCTAACTCCCCGTCGATCGCACACATACCCCCCAGGACGTCACGGGAGCGCTTCACCTTCAACACTCGGGCGGCCCATAATACATAGGCGAATTCCTTGGGTAGAAGGCATCCATCGGCGTGATCTGCGAGGCGAGCTTTTAGGATCCATTGACGGAACCAGCCGGGTTGCGGCATCGTCATCCGGCATCCATCACCGCTACGAGCCCAGAGGAGGTCGAAGAAGGCCTCGCGGGCTTTGAGCAGCTTGCGGGCCGCTTTCGCGGCGACCTTTTCGTCGACCTCGACTTCTCGGGCGGTGCAGTAGGGGGGGAGGTACGACTCCTCGGTGGAGGAGTCGTCGGTTGCGAAGTGGTCGTCCTGCATGGGGTTGGTGGTCCTCTCACCCATGCAGTTTTATAAGTAGATTGTTGATCTACATGTTCGGTGAACTCGCGGGTTACGCGAGGGGTCAGTAGTTGTCGGGGTTTCCGCCCGCATTCTTGAAGTAGCAGTGGTCCCAGTCGTCCAACTTGCCCTCAAGGAAGACGCGGACCCGTTGGTAGCGCTCTAGTGAGAGCGTGTATAGACCCTCGTGCACTTCGTAGTTGTCCACGTTGAGGATGCCGCGGAACGCCTCAACCGGCATCTTGATGCCACACACCTCCGCCGCCTTGCACAAAACAGCTAGTTGTGTCGGGTACACTTGCTTACCCTGCACGATGCGGTCCACGATGTTCGCGACCACGTGTTGGTTCGGTAGTCCGTCCGCTGGTGTGTTGTCCCTTATCGCGCACGCTACCTCCTTCCTGGTCGTGATGTTGATCCTTCGCTGTCGGATCTCTTCCGGTGTCTCATTGTACCCTAGATCGTCTTCGTCAAAACTGAACATTGTTTTCCTTTCCCGTTGGGTGAAGGGGCTCCCTCGGGGTTGAGGGAGCCCCCGAAGCGTCAGTGCAAGGGGGCGGCGGATTCTTCGAACGCCCTGGAGAGTTTCCCCGTATCGACCACGGCGGCGGCAGCCTCCGCATCGGAAGTCAAGTCGGCCTCCGTGAGGCACGTGAGGGGCATCTGCCACACCCTCACGGAGCCGGAGCCGAGGGACTTCTTAGGGTCCGCGCGCTTCTCCCCGTTCGACCACGAGGTAACGTAACCCTTCGCCCGCAATGACTGCACGAGGGCCGCATCGGTCGCCGTCCAGTGCTCGTTCGTGCTGCGGAGATACTCGTGCACTACGCGGAGTGCCTCCTTCGGCAGCACATACGCGCTGGCACCGTCGACCCAACCGATCTGAGGGCACTCCCGGCTCTGCATGAGGTCGCTCTTCTTCTCCGCCTGGAGCGCGACACGTCGAGAGTCGAACAGGCTCGACAGGATCTCAACGAAGCGCGTGCCCGGCTCCGTCGCTGCCTGTGCTCGGCTCTGGCGGTCGGAGACGACCGAGAGGCAGTCCTTGATCTTATCACGCGCATAACCCATGTCGGCTCCCGTTGCCGCCGACCTTCCGAGGTGAGTCGATACCCCCTGGATTTCGCAGAAATCCAGGAAAAGTTCAAGAGCGGTGGCGAGCGTGGCGAGCGCTTCCGGGGCACGTGCGTGCCCTGCATTGAGGGCCATGAACTGCGTGCGCCATGCATCCCGACGCTTCGGCAGTTCAGTTTGAAGGGCCTCATATTGAGGAGCCAACCAAGCGATGAAGGCGCGCATGCAGCGAGCGAGGGCTCCCCCGTTCGCCTGTATGTGTGTTAGGACGTCGGGGTTGACCTGTGGTTTATCTACCTCCACCACAACCAAGCGGGCCAAGATGCTGCCCCCGTTGGTCCCGTGCGCCGGCAACTGCTCCCCCGTCGCGATAACGGCACCCCGGGGCGTACGGGTTACGCGTTGTTCACAGGTGGCTGTGAGGCGCCCGCGCCCGCTGCCGTTGCCGAGCGCGCGGATGATGCGGTGTGCCGCTTCGATGAGCCTCTGCTGCTCGCGTAGGGTGCTTTGGGGGGCGTAGTCGTCGATGACGGTCAGGCTGTCTTTGAGGGTGAATAGTAGGTTTTCAAGGCTGTTCGCCGTCGAGGTCCAACTGCCCGGTAGGGTAGTCCGCTTGAAGGCGCCGAAATGCGCTTGACAGAGGGTGGCGATTTCCGACTTGAAGCTGCCCGAGGGACCATTCACCCATAACATGAAGTCGGGTGTGAGTATCGACGCCAGGGGCGCCAAGTAGGTAGCAGCTAGTAGCGGCATCATGATCGTTGGTGCTGCCAGGCGGAGCATCTCGAACGAGGCGGCTACGTCGGACTTCACGTCCGAAGATTCGTCGGGGAATTTGAAGTTCTTCAGGTTGGCCCCCAAGTCGACCCGGAGGTCGGTCGCTCCCGATACGGACCCGCCTGCGAACAGGTAGTCCCACTTACCCGCCACCTGGCGCCATCCCGTATGGCTGTAGACGGTCTCTGAGACGGGGCAGGAAAGCTCTTGGATGGCCTGCCTCAATAGGTCTTTGGTCTCACGGCCGCTCTCGATGATGGCCCCGCTGCGGAAACTCGGGAGAATCCACTCGAGCTTAGCAAAGTCCTTGGCCTCGACCCTGGCGGTACCGAGCAGTTTACCCTTTTGATCCCGACCCTCAATTTCGAAGACCGTCTTGCGTTCGGCACCGTCGTCGAGGTCGATGTCCTTCATGATTCGGGCCGAGAAGTTACACAGGGGGGATGCGCCCGCGAGTGTCTGGAGGCAGATGACCCCACCCTCCTCACAGAACTTCTCACGCTTTGACATCTGCTCTTGTGCCTTCGCGGATGAGGCCTCCTGGAGGGCGCGTACCGCCTCCCGCAACGCCTTGGGCGTAACCCCACACTTCTTGTTCGCGATGGCGAACTCGTTGCGCTCCAGCTCGGTAGCTACTGCGAGGGCCGCCTGAAAGGGTAGCTCTACGACCCGCTCGGACCCCTTGCGGCCCGCGAGGTCTAAGCCTGAGGGTATCGCGGCGGCGAGGAGGGCCTTCATGGCGTCGGCACCGTTGCGGGCGATGTAGTCGTCCGGGCCTTGGTCCTCGCCCTTGAACAAGGGCAGCTCCGCGAGCTTCACGACGGCCCCTTCGCGGCGGAGCAGTTGGGCCAAGCGGGCTTCCGCGAGGGCCACGCTCGGGTTCTGCTGGCGGCCCGCGTCGAAGATGATCGTCACGGTTCGGCCCTTCCATCCAATCAGGGCGAGGTCCGATTGGAGTACCTCGAGGCCGAACTCCAGTTTAACGGACTTGTCTGCCCACCCGGCGAAGACACCTCCGAGCGCGATCGTCTCAATGCCGGTGTGGTGACTGAGGGCGAGCGCCTTGGCCGGACCCTCCACGATGATGAGGGGCTGCGTGGGGTCCGAGAGTCCCGCCTTGGAGCAACAAGAAAGGTAGGGAGGGCACTCCTTACCGGCCGGTGCCATGTACCGGTCCAAGGTCTTCACTTGGGCCACGCCCTCACACTTTTCAATCATCTCGGCCTGGTTGTCGGGCATCACCGTGTAGGAGGCCTCGAGGTTTCGGAGACGTGCGTACGTGAACTCCTTGTTGTAGCGGTAGCCGAAGAGGAGTCCGTCTCCGTGCACGCCGAACTTGTACTCTTCCGAGACTTTCTGGGGGTCCACTACGCCCGTGGGTAGTGCACCAAGGGTCCCGGTCAGGTAGGAAGCCTTCCGGTCCGTTACAGCCCAGCGTACGCCCTTGCTGAGAGCGTACTCGGGGGGTACCGCTCGGTCGGAGAGGTATTTACGCTGCACCTCAAACGAGGGGTGGTTAAGCGCGATCGAGTAATCCTTTTGTTGTGTAGTAAGGGTAGAAGAGGTCATCGGAGTAGAAGTCGAAACGGTGCAGTCGGTTGGTAGCTCGTTGGTGGCCCCGGGGGTGTTGGTTGCGCCCCCGGGGTTTTTTACATTTGGCGTTGTGTTTCCGAGGCGGGCCTTAGTCGCGAGGGCGTCGGCTTTCTCGTTGCCCTCGTTCCCCTGGTGACCCTTCACCCACTCAAACGACGTGGGTGCGGTACGGGCGTTCAGGGCACCCTTGGCGGCTGCGACCTCTGCCTGGTTGGCGTTGGCGTTCCAACCCTGTGAGACCATGCCGATCGCATACTTCGAGTCGGTCACGATGAGGAGGGGCTCGTCAAGCGGTGCGACCTCACAGGCGATCTGGATGGCCGCGAGTTCCGCCTTCTGGTTCGTCCCGAAGCCGAGCGGCTTTGAGGTGCTCTCGGTGGTGCCGTCGTGGCGGACCAGGTAGACGCCGGCTCCGCTGGCGCCCGGGTTGGGGCTCGCTCCGCCGTCGGCGTAGGCGGTGTTGGTTGTTGGGTTGTTGGTTGTCGTCATGTTGGTACTGGGTGCGAGGTACAAGTGGATCAGAAGCCCCTCACGAGGCGGGCTCGGTCGTCTGCCGACATGACCGCGAGGACCTTGAACCCCTCGGTGAGGGCCGCTCGGATGATCGAGGTGAAGGTCGGTTTCCCGTTCAGCTCCGCCTTATAGGCGTCGATCGCCTCACGGTGTGCTGGGTCCAAGAGGACCGGGAAGGGGTACGTCGTCATGGTCTTCTTGGCTTTCGTGGATGTCGTCTCGGTCGTCATGGTCTATCCTGTTTCTGTTAGCGAAGGGTTGTGGGCTGGACACCGTGTCTTCCTCTACTACCCCTGTTGTCTCTTGCACCCTCTCGGGGTTATAAGTAGACTCTCGGAGGGCCAAAAGTGAGAGAACCCCTTGTTTGAAAGCAGATGAGGGTTTGACGGTGTTCCTATAGGGGTTTGCCCAGGGAGAACTATTTTCATGTGCCGGTGAGGGGTGGAGTGCCCTACCGGGTTCTTGGGGAGCGGGCGGCACGCTCCCCAAACTCCTCCCCAAGCTCCCCAAGTGCTCCCCAACGGTTCTTGAGGGTTGGGGAGCACTATTTGGTAGTGATTGCGTGGGGTTGGAGGTCATCTCCCCAAACTCCCCAGACTTTTAACCCCAGGGAGAGGAACCTACAGGAAAATAAATCACACACATGGGGGTGGGGGGGGTAGGTAGTGCGTGGAATAAATCCCTACACGACCTCTCTAGGGTAAATTGTTTGGGGAGTTTGGGGAGATGGTTATGAAATGCCTTAATTTGAAGGGTAGAAGTGCTCCCCAAGTCCAAAAAACGTTTGGGGAGGCTTGGGGAGCTTGGGGAGCTACGAACTCGTACTATCTCGCAGCCCAAAACGGGCCAAACAGAAGCGCCCAACGAAGCTACGCTTCCGAGCGCTCTTGGAAGGCCTTAGATTCAAGGAGATCACGTGTGAGGTTTTAGAGGCTTGAGGGGTCCACGTGGACCCCTCAACTCAACGGGTCGGGGTCAGCGGGCCATCGTCACCCCAGTGGTCCAGACACGCTTGCACTTAGGGTTGGTGCACGTGTAACGGGAGATGTGCCCCCCATCGCCGCTGGTATGTTGGGACGGTTGTACCCTCCGACAGGTAGGGTTGGGGCAGGTTGTGGCGTCGACCCGTCCGTTGAGGTGTTGGGTCGGTGTCCCCGCCCCACTGGAGGAGGGTTGGGGGTTCACGACGTTGGTGCTCAGGGAGCTAGTGTTGGGCATGTTACGTTTCTACTTCGGAGTTAGGGTTGTGCGAGCCAACATGACCCGCTCCGGTTATACGTCGTCCATGTCCCGGAGTTAAGAATTTTGGTAGGACAAGGTAGGCCAAAGTCGCACCTCCGACTACAATCCACTTATGACCCCTCATGGTTGACAGGTAGTAGCTGCATCCCGCAGCCCGCTACCCTGAACGACCAACCATGAAGGACCCCACAGCCCAGGCGGCAACGCCGCCCCAAGCCCCGCAACCCACCACTACGACCAAGCGCCCCCGGCGCCAACGCCAGAAGACGGGCGAGCGCGTCGTCTGCGGCTGGCTCCGCGAAGAGGAGGTCAACCGGCTCGACCGAGAAGCCGACCGTTTGATGAGCAGCCGTTCCGCTTTGGTCAATCGGATCCTACGAGAGGGGTTGAAGAATTTCCCCAAGGAGGCCGTTTGAGATCGAGGATCTACTTATCGCATACGGGGGGTAGAGGAACTCGATGAAGACTCCGAAGACTCCGCAACTACCCCCCCATCTCGCTACGGAACTCGCACAGCTATGTGCGGACCTGGTCGCCAATAGGGCCAAAAATCTGAAGCACACACGCATCCCCGACGAGATGGCGCGTCGAGTAGGTTGTATGGTCCTGCAGTTGCAGGACCGCCACATACCCCTCCGCGAAATCCAACGGATTTTCAAGGGCAAGGTGAGCCTGACCACTCTCCTAATACACTCGGCACGAGAGTTGTCTCGGTTCGAGGCGGAACCGACCCCCAAAACTACCCCCAAAACTACCCCCAAGCCCGTCCCCCGAACGGGCTCCATCGTGGTACGGTTCAAGGGAGCCGTCATCGAGTGCCCCTCAGTTGAGGCCGCTGCGGCCCTTCTTAGGGGGTTGGCGTGAGCGACACGCAGAAGACCACCGAGGTCACCACACCGGCTCCCCAGAGGAGCCTAGAGGCCGACCTGAGGGACTGCATCGCCGCCGCTCTACGGCTGATGATGTCGTACCGTGTTCGTTGAGGATCTACTTATAGCATACGGGGGTAGATGGAACCCCCGAAGACCCCAGAGCCAGCTACCCCCCGAGGGAGCTTATACACCCTAAAAACCTGCATCATCGCCGCGTGGATGTTGGTGCTGTCGTATCGTTTCTGTTTAGGAGAAGAGGAAGAATGGAAAACCAAGTAGAACGAGGAGTATCGAAACCCAACTACATGCCGCCCGAGCGCATCAAGTTCACCTTGGAGGGGTGCAAGTTCCCCTCTGATATCGCAGCCCTTCTAGACGCTCTGGACGGCGCAACCGTCCACCTCGACGAGAAGGCGTTCCAATTGTCGGAACCGAAGATGTGCATGCAGGCCTCCCGCATACACGTACAGTCGGGTCCCATGGTTTCGTTCGGGGACCAGACCTCCCTGGTAGTTGAGGCTGCGTTGGTTCCCGTTACCGTACCGGTGTAGGTATGTAGTATGGAGGTGTCGAGGCGACGGGATGCAACGACGGGGCAGCTCGTCCCCTACTTCGACACCCCAGTTGACGCCGCGACCATGAGGTCCCTCATCTACAGCTATGGGGGCCTTCGAAGCGCCCAGAAGTACCTGAGCCGACACGGCTTGGACTTCCAAATCCTCACCCTGTCCTATTGGGCGTGCGGTAAACACCTCCACAGCAAAGCAGCTCACGACTCGTTCAAGGTACTCCAAGAAGGTACCCAAGCGAGCCTAGTAGCCTACCAGGGACTCCCGTTGACCACGGAGGACCTCCAGGCACTCGTACAGCACCATGGAGGCCCCAAGAGGACCAGGGAGGTCCTGATAGGAGCAGGCATCCCCGTTGGTGTCAAGCTGATACCCACAATCCTGAGAGGCATCACGACCACCCAGAGCCCCCGAGCAGTACGATGTGGAGTCTGGCTTCGACACCTCCGAGACCTCGAGGTGAACACGTTACCGGAACGACTACGACCCCACAGTGGAAGCACGGTAAGGACCGAACTGGTACCCCTAGTGGATGCGTTAGGGGGACCCGCACAGGCATGTCGGCTGTTGCAGTCGGTAGGCATCAGGATACACCCGGAGACGATGCACCGTTGGTACCGTAGGAGTCCAAGCAGTCACTTCACGGTCCCCCGCAAGAAGTGGCTGAGGGTGTTGGCGGGGTTGAGGTGTTTCATCAACACCAAGGGGCGCCATACCTCGAAGGTGTATCGTCCAAGGTTGAAGGACGCGTTTGTACTCCATGTAGAGTAGCAGTATGATATCGCGACTACCGCCCATCGAAGACGGGCAGGACTTCATCAGGTTGCTCCTCTACGTGGGGGTCAACAGGGTAGCTAGGATGGCGCGGAACGAGGGCATCCGAGTTACTCGTGGGACGGTAGGCTGTTATGCTCGCGGGCTCTACCACCACTCCCCCTATGCCCATGACTTGTACGATCTGTTGAAGCACTGGGAGCGCTCCCAGACCCAACACCCACCTCTACCTCGCCCCACCCCGAAGAGTGGATAGGCATCCGTCATAACGGACATCCTTCTTGAACCTCAACCACGCAAATTTTGCGCTTATGTTGTATGACGGCTCACACGAGAAGTAATTCATTGATTATTATTCATAATTGATAATGATGCAATGCCATAATGGATTAAACTTCATTATGGTTAATGATGCAATGACAATGAGCTTGACCTTGAGTTGTGTGGGAAGCATTACGTGAGACCAGTGGGCGCCGAAGGCGCCTTGGTCCTGTGTTGGACTACCGACATTGGGGCTTGACGAACGGCCACAGGCACGTAGGATTCCGCCCCGCTCAGCCGAGACGGCGAAGCCGCCCGTAGCTCAGTGGATAGAGCAGCGCGTCCACAACCCACGTCTTGAGTCCCGTGGGCGGGCTCCGCAACGGGGCTCTGCCCCGGTTTCGTTTCCCAACCGTTTCCCAAACCCTACGCGCCTTCGGCGCCGAGGTGGGCGGGACTACAACGGTGCTGTGGGGTAACTGCTTGAAACTACTGGGAAAACTAGCACCCCCGGCAGGAATCGGACCTGCGACCTTCGGTTTAGGAAACCGCTCTTCATGGGTGCGGAATGCTCAATCATTATGAACACTTAGGCTTCATCGTCGGTGTCGTTGGCGGGGTCCGTTTCCCCGATGTTGCCCACGGAGATGTTGGACGGGATACCTACAGGGAGGTAGCGCGTCAAGGCCTCACCGAAGGCGGCCCCGGCCTTCTCGGCGTCGTCGTGGGACGAGTGCGCGTAGCGCTGGGTCGTAGCGAGGTCGCTGTGACCGGCCATGGCCTGAACGGTTGGGGCTGGGACTCCCGCCCTGAACATCATCGTGACGTACCAGTGGCGGAGGTCGTGTAAGCTGAAGCCCTCTACCCCTGCCCGCTTGGACGCCCTCAAGAACGCCTGGGTCAACCCGGTCTCGCCCCAGGGCTTACCGTCTCCGTTTAGGCACACGAGGGCGTCGGGGGCTGGATGTACCTTCCCCCGGTACGCACGAAGCAAACTGAGCAATGGGAGCGGTATAGGGACCTTGCGGCCATTACCGGACTTGGGCGTACCTGTAATGCCGTGGCTGACCGACTCCGCGATGATGAGCCAGCCTGAGAGGTCGATGTTGCTCCAACGTAACGCCCTAATCTCCCCGGCACGCAAGCCGCAATAAGCGGCGAAGCAGAAGGGCCATACAGCGGCTAGGGAGGCCTTCTGGATGATTAGGTCCACTTGGTCGTGGGTCATTACCTGCACGACCGTCTTCCCCACCCTAGGGAGTGCAGGGAGTTTGGGCATGGAGGACATGCGTCCGAGGTCGACGGCCACGTGCAAGATGGTGCGGACGACTATCTGTACGTTCCGCCTCCGTGAGGGGCTAGCTTCACGCTCAACCAAGAAGGCGTCGAGCTTCTGCACTTCGCCGAAGTCGATACCCTTGATGGGCATGTCCCCCCACCGAGGCAGTAGGATGCTGTTGAGGATCTCGTCGTACCCCGCCCTCGTAGAGGTTTTGAGTTCAACGCGAGCCATGCCCTCGCGGAACTCATGCACCATGCGGCTGAAGGGTACACCGCCGTCGATAGTGGTCTCAACGGGAGCGAATGGTCCGCCGTAGATTGAACAGTTGGTCAAGAGCCTGCGTTCTTCCAGCTCGGCGTCCTTCTTGAGGCTCGCCAACGCGTCCTTCCTGTAGCGCCTGCTCACACCGCTCTTGTCGACGAACCGGAAGTCGATGACCCACACGTTGCGCTTCTTGTCACGACGTACCACAGGGGGCTCCAATCCCCCGGGAAATTAGACCGTTCGTCATACCGAACGCCCAAGGGAATCGGTATTATCGTATTACGCAGCACAGGCAAGCGGCTTCAATGGGGCCCGGTACGATTTCCAGTTGAGCCGAGATCCGCTGCGGATCTCGGCCGCCTAGAGGCGAGGCGCCGGAATCGACCCGATACGACAGCCCCGACCCCTACGGGGTAGCAGCATGGCCATACTAGGTGTTAGACCCGACGGGACCGTAACGGCGGAGTTGGCCGTAACGGCCGACAATGAACTGATTGTGAGTGGAGCCGGTGGAGGTGGAGGTGGAGGTGGAGACGCTTCAGCCGCCAACCAAGACGAGCAGACGGTCGTATTGGAAGCTATCCAAGCGGCCACCGAGACGACCGCCTTGGCGGGTGCAACTGAAGCGACCCTAGCGGCCATCCTAACGGATACCGGAAGCACCTCAACGGCTACCACCAACATCGACGCCAAGACTCCCGACCTCGGGCAAGCGGCTATGACGGGCT